TGAACGTATGCTTAATGGATAATTGGCAGCAGTACTAGATACTGATGCACCACCAACAGCCACCGGATTAGCGTGAAAAAGAGAACCATCTGCACCAGTAGCCCAATTAGTGGTACCACCACCTCCACCACCAGTGGAGTCGATTTGAATACTTTCATCGCCACCGCCGTTTAATTCTGTTAAAGTAATATTTGAGCCAGCGACGAGTTTACTTAAAAGATAATTTGGTGTAGTATCATCTGCAGAAACTGTAATTAATTCTAATGCAGATAAATCAGCCGTCCAATCTGGCGGAGTTCCGCCAGGCTTAGAAACTGTACCAGTAAGAATATTATCTGCACCTAATGTTCCATTAGTAGTAAGATAATTATCGGTAGACACTATTTTAGTTATAGCATTTCTGCCAAGACCCATTATTTTTCTACTTGCCGGCATTTAAAATTCCCTCATTGTGTTAAAGCTTACGCTCATATAGAATACACTAGGGGTTTTTGAATAGAACCCCCCTAAACTATTTTTGTACAGTATCTATGCGTTGATGATGATGACGCCTGTTTCCGGGCGAACAACCTTCAAGCCATATCTCATCGACATATATGAACCGACAATCCCGAAACCGGGGTTAGCCTCCTCCACAGTCAATGCACGACGCTGGACGAAAGCCAGCGGCTTAGTACTCAAATCAAACACACCGTAACGAGTTGCCGCAATCCACGGATTCACAAACACATTCAAGCCATATAGTTGACCGACAATGCCAGTCCCCAGAGTGTTCCTGAATGGGTCAGTCTCTTCAATAACGTGCTGGACGTTAGATGAAAATGTACTAGACAGGACAGTTTGGAAATCTGCCAAATCCAGTAGAGACTTGTAGTGCGCTGGAGAAATTACCAGCGTAGTCGCATTATATCCGTGAGCACCAATAAGCTTCATCGCATTCGTAATATCCGAAAGGGATACAACTCCTGCAGCTCCTGATGCAGCCGCCACGTAGTGTGACGCTATTAGGTCTGCATCATCTACGTTTCCGTAGGAATACAGACGACCAGTATTAACAGTACCACTGTTAGCGATGAAACCACCATAAATGTTAGTGCTGAAATCCGTAATGGAACCAGCACTGGGTCCTTCTAGAGTTGTCGTGCTGATATCAGTACCAGCAGGCGAACCTGTTCCCAATGTAGCATCACCAAAACCAAAAACCGCGTTAATAACGTGGTTAGTCAAGTGCCTGTCAACGCCTCTGCGTGCTTCGTTAAGCGCGAGTTCAACTTCGTTGAACCGCGAGTCTTCTATCATCCTGCGAGTTACACCGACTGCAATACCCCATTCCCGCACCGCGACACGCTCAGAGCGTAGCTTGGTGTGCTGGTATTTGGGTGTGCTGCCTTCATCAATCTCTTCCATCTTCATTGATGGTAGAGTGAAGGTCAAGTCAATGTTGCCACCGGTATCCGTATTCATCGGTTCGGTAAACATACTCATTGCAGGAAGGTCTGTCGTTTTATAATCTATGAGAGCATCCTTAAAATCTACTAGAACGCGTTCACCGGTTCCACCGGTATTTGCGAACGAGCCTTGATTCACAGACGTTAATAGTCCGGGATTCTCTGCTACTCCTGTTATTGCCATTCATATCACCTCGTTAGTACCTTCATAAGAGCTGCGGACGCAGATCCTGTTTCTAATGCCAATGCTACAGTGTTAGCGTGTCCGTCTGCCGTATTCGGCGTCAAGGTCAGCGCTCCATCCTGAGTAGATGTGCCGAGAGTATTAGTTCCCGCACTTCCATCCACAGTGATGTTAGCACCACTGCAAAATACATTAAGCATTACGCCGTGACCTGTAATCACATTTGCGATATTACCTGATGTAGCTGCTGTAAAAGCATAGCCCAAAGGTAAAGAACCAGATACCGCTATGTGGTCAACCTCACCGTCGCTACCCATATAAACTGCGTAGCCAGCAGTGACAGTCGAACCAGCGGTGAAGGGCAAAATACGGGCGGGTGCACCGCCATCATTTACTAAAATTTCTGTTGCCATATTTAATCACCTTAATTCTTTTTCCAATCTTTATTTAAACGGAGATTACCGTTATTATCGAGAGCGAATAGTCGCTCTACTTCAGCCTCTGCGTCAACAGGGGCGTCGCTTACTTCGTGTGCCTTACCCTTACCGAACGAACGCTCGGTGTCCTCGGGTATTACTACACTTTCTATTGCCTCACTGAAACCAACGAGTTTGTTTTCTCCCCAACCAGTCAGCTCTGTTAATCGAGCATCACGGTTATCTTCCGCCAGTGTCTTTAGAAGCAGTTCCTTATCAATAATCGTATTCACGACATCTTTCTTCCGAGCTTCAGCTTCCGCTTCTGCCCTCTTTGCTTCGGCTTCCTCATAGGTAGTAATGGTAGCCTTAGCTTCGTCATACTGCTTCTGCAACTCCGAGTGGTTCGCCTGAAGGTCTTCAAGCTTTCCGCGTAGGGATGCAAACTCTCGTTCCGTTATTACTTCAGCTTCGGTTTTTGAGTCGTCTTCTGCCATAGTTTCAACCTCTTTGTGTTGTATTGTTTCGTTGCCTTCACACTCACACGAGTCGCCGTGCGAACAAGAACCGCAACACGGTTCCTTTTTCACATCTTCCTCGTGTGTATTACATTTCATATCAATCGTACATTCCTCGCAGACCGCTTCAGCCTTTTTGTTGTCAATAAATGACACCTCAACCGGGCGGATGTTAGTAGCATAGGTATTACCCATCACATCAATATCTTTGGAAAACCAATCGATACTGACGTTCGTGACATCCCCATCCTTCATTTTCTGCATTGTTTCATAGGCTTTTTCGTTCTTGGCAAGTTGAGCCAGCATTTTGATAGCCAACTTCCCATTTTCCATTTCTTTTAGTTCGGGATTTATAGCCTTCCCAATCAAATCATCAGGTGTTCGCTGATGATTCACATATATTGGAAGCTCGTTGAAAGCTTCTATACTATCTTTAAGTATGTTTGGTTCTATATAAACTTTTTGCTCTTCGTCATTTTCGCTATATTTATGAGGCCCAGATGTAATAGCAACGACAGGGAACTCCCACACATCTAAAGTATCGTCGAAATTTTCTGGAAATGTTTCGGTTATATCATCTAGCTGTAATTCTAGCGCAAAGCTTCGACGTACATCCTCTTCAGTATATTGACTAAACTGACGAGGTGTATCATCGTCATCTGCAAAACGCATTATACATATGTTTTGACTCATTTGTTCGGAGTTTTCGAAACCCCGTTTCTTCAAGCGTGGTCTTACATCAGCTAAACATTTTTCGTAGTTACTCATTTTTTGCGTCTCCCTGTAGCGTTCGCACTAGGTTGGTTTCCCCTATTTTCTGTGCGTTCGGTCTCTTCTTTCTTATCTTCGTCCTTTCCACCAGATATATTCACTTGTTTTTCCATCGCTTGTATTTCTACAACTCCTTGAGGGTCGAGACCGCGCTCTTCCCTAACTTCTTCAGGTGCAAGCACACCCTCAGCCAAGTAAATCATATCAGTCTTTGCTTTGGTGAAAGCGTCTTCCACATTCATTTGGCGGAAGACAAACTTGATATCATCACCCAACTGAGGCATCAGCTGGGCATTAAAAGAAGCTTCAACTGCTTTTTGCAGATATTTAACATACGGTTCAAAGATGGGTCTAGCTTCAGAGGGATTAGACCACATCGTTATAGGAACCTTCAGGGCCATATGGATTTTCATAGCTATATCATCCATATATTTACTATACTCAAAAGCACGGCGAGTTCCTTGCATCTCCGTAATCTGAATATCATTTCCGTGAATTATATCTTCACCTGGTTCTAATGCATTAAATGCGTTAACTATTTCGTTTATCTTATCAGGACCATAGGGCATATCAGGTAGACCGCAGCTCACATCATATCTACTGTTAGCATATTTATTAAGTGCAGCTCCTACATCACGCTCTGCGTAATCTTTGAGGTCTACTAAATATTGAACGGTGTGAATATCTGATAAACCATAAGCATAATCATCAAATGGATTATTTTTCAATTCAATAATCTCTTCATCCTCAAATCTTATATTTTCCGATTCTTGCCCTATATCTTGGTAGTAATACATTATCTGGCCGTTCTCGTCTCGCTGTACATACATATTCTGGGATGATCGTATAACCAGATTATCATCTGTCCATTCTAAATAACCAGTACCAAAAATTCTAGCATTGCGCAACCAGCTATAAATTGTAAGCTCTACATTAATTTCATCGAAAAGTTTAGTGACGCGTTCTCGTTCCTCTTCATTGTCTGTAACTATATCATATCCGTCCTTTACAGCATACAAACAGGGTAAATCAATAAGTGTTCTGATTAGAGGGTCGGATAAATAAATATCCATATAACGGCGGTTATCTCCAATCTGGGGTTCGAATTTACTTGCCCCGTAGTTCTTTGTCAGTTTAATTCTTCGAATTATACCTTCTCCGAAACTGCGCGGCTCATCCTTTGTGAAAGGAGGATTCCTGCCAGTTGTGGCAAACTCTCGCCTTTTGAAAGGCCAAAAATTGAAGGGCGCCATTACTACCTCATATTTAAAGTGTTAAATTAATATTTAAAGATTACGCTAAAGACCTCTTGGCCTTCGGTTAGGGGTTTTAATAGGATTTCCCCCCATTCGCGTAGTTGTAAATGTATGATGTGTGGGGCCAAATCGTCTTCGAGTTCCCCCTTTACTTAAAGAAATAGAACTGAAAGAAGATTCTCCCGGTAGCATAGCAAGCGAAGCGTGAATACCTAATACGGTACTGTCACAATAATCGTCGTGCTTACCACTAGGCGCCGCAATCTTTTCGGTTTTATTAGCGGCGTCCATTACATATTCTATTTCTGTATGCTCTCGGTACCACTTCCAAACTAGCTTAGCATCTTCAGGGGGTAAGTTATCTGGGTTAGGCACTCGCACGATGCCCCGCTGTATGAAAGAAACCATATCTCGGTATACTTGAGTTTTACTACCTTTCGGTCCACCTGTAAAAATGAAAGGGATAAAGTGAATTGAAAGCGGAATACATTCTGCTCTTATTTCTGTCTCGAACGCGCCACCAATCCCCGTAGCATCCAAGATAACGCGAACAGCCCTAAAGACTTCCGCCACTTCCATAATACGTCGGCGCTGGTATGGTATATCGTGACCGCCTGATTTAGGACCAATTTCTTCCAGATAGATAAGTCGTGTAATATTTCCGTCATCGGACTTCTCGGTACGCCAGACACTGATAACAGTGCTATTAACAGATTTACCAATGTCAATAGCGACACAATTATTAGTGCCCACTTCTCCTCCTGCTGCAATGGTTTCGGGGGTTGTGAGTTCGTAATCATCGAAACACCCTCGAATTTGCTCGGTGGTAAATACATTAGAAACGCTCTCCACAAATTCACACTCATATTCCGTTCGCCAGTATAAAGAGTCTTGGCCCCACTCCAGCATTTTAGTAAGCATCTCTTCCTCATCGTATGGCGGGCTATATGCATCTCCTTTTATAACCGCATCTTTCCAAGTGTAATGCAAGCGTGTAAAAGAGTCAGCATAGTTTTCATCATATAAATAGCGGTGCATATGGTTCTCTTTCGTCTTGGGGGTTCCCAAGTTTATAAAGGGGGCTTTATTCGCTATAATACAAGGCTCGACATTATCTACAAATAAACTATCCGCAATGAGTGGACTCTCATCTACAATTAAAAAAGTTGGGTGCTGTCCGCGTATTGCTTGTCCTTGATTCGTAGGTGCAATCGGGGAACGCCTTAGCAAAGTACCGCCCTTTAATTTAATGTGCGGTTTATTATGCAACTTATAGTTATCTACTAAAGAGCTAAGAAAAGCATTATCTTGAAAATGCCTTAATACATAGTTAAAGATAAGAGCTGCTTGGTCTTCAGTGGGTGCGATAACAAATACTATATCGCGGAATCGTTTAAAAAACATATAAACAATAATAGCCACCGAAAGTGCCCACGACTTTCCACTACCGCGTGGCGCCAAGATTGCCATCTTCCTTTGTTTATTGGGGTTGCTACCGGGATAAGTTAAAGACTTCGTAACTATTTCTAATTGAAGGGGCCGAAGACGCAATGGCCTTTTTTTGTTATCAACCAGATAAGCATCACAGAACGCTTCGACAAGGGATGCCATTTTCTTTTCATCGCATCTTACCTTTTCAAAGAATTTTTCGAGCTGCCTGGAATCAAAAGCATTACGTCCGGTCAATACTGTCTTCAGATTCTTTGCTTCGTTCTTCACTGGGATCATCCAAACCTCCTAAGAAATCCATAAATTTTTCTGTCTTCTGTTCGACTAATGTAGGAACTTCAATCTTAAGTGCACGGAATTCAGTATGAATATCTTTAACGATTTGATTACGCTGTTTCAGTAAATCATTCCTGAGTTCTACATCACGAATGTGGGTAGTTATCTCTTCCCATAGAATATCTTCAAGTGCCAAATTGCGGGCAAGCAATCTCACAAGTTCTTGGTGTCTTTCGTATTCGCCTTCTCCCACACGTACTCGGAGACGGACTTCATAATCTTCTACTATTTCTTTCATTTCTTCTTCTTCGAAGTCTTTTTCTTTCGGGCTGAAGGTCTTAAGCTCGGATACTTCCTGTAAACCGCTGCCCTAATTCCTGCAGGCCTCGGTGCGTTATGAGCTAACTTCAATGCTGACTTAGCTCTCTTTAAAGTATTAATAGGGAAGCTCCCTGCGGGCGCTCCTCCTGATGGTCCAGCAAAAGCTTTCACTCCTTTATATTTTCCCACATTAGAACCACCTGGTTTCTTTCTGGCTGCAGCTTGTTTTTTCTTAGCTGCAGTCTTCTTCGCTGGTTTTTTTCTGCGAGCCATAGTTACCTCTTTAACTACTGTTACTTACAGAGTTTCCTAAGGTACCATCTTTGGAACGAGCGGTGTTAGTTGGAAGGTTCTTTGCTCTTTCCATAACCTCAAGGTTTGGAAAATGCGCTTTGTAATTATCAGGGTCTTCCTCTGTCTCGCCGCTGCCATTGCCTTTGTAAAATTCTAGTTTTGTTTTCGACATATTTATTTCTCCTCTTCATCTAAAGCTGCTAATAGCACTGCGATTACCTGATGTAATCCTTCTACCTGTATTCCTAATTCATCCATTTCGAAATCGTTCATTTTTATTCCTCCGCTGGATAATAAAACTCCAGCCGTTCTAGCAAGTCAGCCTTCTTCCCGCTCGTGGATAGTCCACGCTCTGTGAGGGCTTCCTTCAATTGCGCCACTGTGCAGCTTCCCCAATCAATTACCTCTTCAGGTTCTTCTTCAGGTTCTGGTTCTGGCTCTGGCTTTGCAACCGGAGCAGGTGCTGAAAATCCACTTACGTCAATACCAACACTACGCCCACAAGCGGGGCAGATGCCATTCTTGAAGTAAGGTTTTAGATTCTGACGAATCTCGTCCTTAGTAAAAACTTGGCAGCAATCAGAATAGGGACACTTAAACATACTTATTTATTTGCTTTAAGCATATATAAAAGCATCGCTTACTCCGCTTCTTCGGCGTCGTCATCGGCTTCGTCAGCGTCGTCTTCCGAATCTTCTGCTTCGTCAGCGGCTTCTTCCATAGCCTCTTCCTCTGCAGCTTCTTCTTCAACAACCTCTTCTTCGTCAGCTTCTGGCATATTTTCGTCGTCTGTCATATTTGTCTCCTTTATTCGTCGTCGTGTTCGTGTTCATCTTCCCCGTTACGGAAAGTTCCTTTGCGTATCTGTTCGATCTGACTGTTCTGTTGAGCAGTCCATAATTCTAATACTTTATAAATAATAACTAGTGCAGGGGAACCTATAATTAAAAGAACCGATTTGTACGATTCTATATCCTCTACTATCTCGGG